TTCTTCATTTTTTCTTTCTATTTAGTAAATGTGGCGAAACTATGTTCCGCCACATAAATTGTTTAAGATTACACTCCAGGTGTTCCGAAGATTCCTCTCCAGTCTGAACATCCAAATGCGTATCTCTCTCTAGCTTTGTATCTAACGTTTCCAGTGTCGAAATCGCCTTCCATTGAAGTTTTCAACGGTGCTCTATCGAAATGTTTCATTCCGTTAGGTACATCAGTGATTACAAACCAAGCGTCGTCATCAGCTAAATAATTATTAATAACATATCCTTCTGGAACTGCTCCCATGTTTTTGATTGCATTAATATCATTGTCTGCTGTCTGAACTCTACCTTGAGATTTCATCAATCGCTCTGCAACGAATTGCAAGTTGACCGGAAGAACCATTCTTCTCGGTTTAGCTGCAATTTTAAGACCTCTTTCATCTTTAGCTTGCGCGATCTGAATGATCATCGCTTCTAAAGAAGTTTCGTTTAAGTCTGCTGCATTCGTTAACAAGTTACTTTGATTACCAGATAACGTAGGGTGCGAATTTACTATAAGAAATTGTCCATCTCCGAAAGTTCCGGATGTGAACGCATTATTAAGTAAAGCTGCGCCTTTAGTATTCTTAGTACTCGCCATAGATCTTGCTAAAGCTTTTGTGTATCTAGAAGAAAGTCTGTCATAAAGGTTGTCCTCTATTGCTTCTTCTGTGATTGCAAAAGCAAGTGCAATTGTTTCCATCGTGTATCTTGCAGTGTAAGTTTCCTGAGCTGTATCAAAACTTACGTTTTGACCTTCAGGTTTTACTGCTGCATCACCAAAACCAGATAACATTACTTCCTCTTCGAAAGCTCTGTCAGATGATTCTGTCACGTAGATGTCTTTAGTTTGATCTGCGTATTGCTTATACTCTAAACCGAACAAGGCATTTAAACCTGGCTCGAGCTCTTTGATAAGCTGCTGTCGTGATATTGCCATAATTTATCTCCTTATTAGATTGCGAGTAAGTATACGTGTTGACCAGTGTTGAACTTCACAATCCAGTTAGAATTAGCACTTGAAACGTCGTTATTAGATGGGTCTTCACTCAATCTAAGAACTGCGAACATTCCGCTAGCACTAGCTGTACCTAAAAGTTCCTCTTTCGATCTACCATTGGTTACTGTTGAACCTGCTGTATAAACCATATCACACGCCTGTCCCACAACTGCTTGAGTGTGTGTTCCAGCCGTCTGAACTTCGAATAAATCAGAAGGGTCATCGTAAATGAATGCATCTGCTGCTGCAGCTACATCACCTGGCCAATAGTTTTGAAAGGTTGGTTTATTAGTAGTTGGATCTTCATAGAGACAACCGTTAAAGATACCTACGTTACGTGAAGCGTCAGTTTCAGATGGACCTACATATCCAGCAGTAACAGTTGTACCGCCTTCTACTTTTAATCCGCCAGAACCCGCTAACGCAACAACGTCACCAGCATAAATCGCAGCAGTTTGTCCTGATGCAATTTTGTACTGTGAAGTACCGTTAGAAGTTGGTCTACTACCTAATCCACCCACTTGTCTAAAACCAAATGGTGCGTCTATATTTGCCATAGTATACTCCTTTGTCCCCGAGGGGACGGGTTAATTTAAATCGATGATAGGGAATTGGTTGTTATCCCGAGAAAGACTATTCGTCCTTCTTTGTACCACCGAAGGTTACACGAGTCTGTCGATCTTGATTGATCGGCATACTTGGGTGCTGTTCCCTATTTAAATCGTGTTTTAAAGCTTCGTCGGCTGATCTCGCTTGTTCAGCGAAATATGCCTCACGAGATTTAGCGATCTCTTCGGGTACCCTAGCCAGCACTAGGCCACCAACTCCGATGATTCCAGCGTATTTTCCGTCTTTATTCACAGGATAATCTGTATTTGGATATTCGTCAGCTCTCACTAATTCGTATCCGCTTCTAAGTCTTCCTTGTACGTTTCTCGTATCATCAAAACCTAGAGTCTCAGCTCTTATCCATCTGTGCCTAAATCCATCAGGCGCCGGTGGTGCATCTAAAGATGATGGTGGAGTCCAAACTTTTGGTCTTTCAGATTTAGACCTTGTTTCGCTCGCACGAGAAGTTTTATTGTTTTCCATATGCTATGCTCCTTCCGTGTTTAATACTTGTTTCGCATATTCTTCGAGTGGCACACCTAATTTTTTTGCAATTTGCACCTGTGAAGATGTGAGATTCACAGTTTTGCGACCAGGTTTTACACCTCTGCGAACAGGGGCAACCGTCTGAGCGGGTTTAGTCGTATTTATATTAGTATTACCAAATTTATGCGGGAAGTCAAGCTTCATTCTCTTGTCTATCTCAGCATAATACTCGTCAGATGTAGGATCCATACCTTCAGACTCAACCAGATCCTTATGATGTTCAAAAGCAGTATAAGTCATTGGTTTATCTTTACCAAACCAAGTATTCTTTTCTGCCCATGTTTCAGCTTTCTCGTCTACTTGAGGTAAGGCTTGAGGCGTTGGTTGTGCCATTCCTTCTCTGTATTGAGGCGCTCGAGGAGTTTCCCTCTCATAAGTTTCTCTTTTTGATTTCTCTGTAGCAATCCTATTTGCATCAGTTGTTAATGTGCTCAATTCAGTTTGAGCTTCAACTTGTTTAGCAGTATCTCCAGATTCAATAGCTGCAGCCAATTTTGCTTTAACAGCATCTAATTGACTTTTAACTCTTACTTCTGAATCTTTAAGATAAGCTGAATCTAAATGTCTATATCTAGATTCCCAAGTCTTTCTTTTTTGTTCTACGCCTTTAGCATAGTCGAGAGCTGCATCCTTTTGACGTTCTGCTTCTCTCCATTTTCTAGTAAGTTTAGAAATTCTTTTTTTAACTGAATCACTATACTCTTCTAGTTTTTCGTCTTGCGTTTCTTGTTTCGTTTCTTCTTTTTCTTCGCTCTTCGTTTCTTCTTTGCTTTCCTGAACATCAGCGCTGACATTAGATTTCTCAGATGTGTCAACGGACTCAGTATTGATTTCAACACTTTCTTCATTTTTTCCTTCCTCTTTAATTTCAATTTGAGCACCTTCACCACTTGTGTCTAAATCGACTAGTTTTTCACTAGGTTTTTTTGCTTCTTCTGGCATAGTTCCTTCCTATGTTTAATATTCATGCAAGATCATTTCAGGATCTTGTATGGTTCCAAGAATCTCATCTTCATTTAAGATTCTTATTTCTCCCCCTTCAATTTTTAAACGTGAACCAGCATATCTTGCAAATATAACCCATTCACCTTTTTTGCACCACGGACCCTCAGGGTATCGTTTTTTATCGCGATAACAATCTGGTCCCATTCCTAAAACTAAACCACAAACCGTTCCGATTTGTTGTCGTTCTAATGCGGCTTCTGCTAATAAAATCCCACCTTTAGTTTTAACTTTTGGTTGAAAAGGTAAAACCATTACTCTCCAACCAGTAGGTTTAGGTAATTGTGATTCTTCGGGTGGTTTATTACGTTTAGCTTCTGCTTCTTTAGCAGCTTTTTTTAAACTAGGTTCTAAAGCTAATTTAATTTTCGGTATTTCTGTCTTTGTCGATCCTAATAACTTTTCCGTCATTTTCTTGCTCCTTTGTATTATTTAGCAGGTTAGAGATTTCCTGAAAGACACCTTCAAGTGCCGCTATCTGTCCAGTAATATACTTGTATTTATCAAAATTGTCAACTGCTCCGGACGTAACATTTAATGACAATGCAGCGAGCCTTTGTTTAATTGCTCGTTGTAATTTATGAATTACAATAAACTCATTATTTTGAGCCATGTTTTTTCTTTCCTTTCTTTTTCTTTTTTCCTACGGGTTTACTGCCATAGGTTTCAGTCCAATCTTTAGCAATCTTAGGATGATTTTTCCAAAGATATTTTCTTTGTTTCTCTGATTTAAAAGGCACTATTTTTTGCCGTTTCTGAAGATCTGAGTTCCCTTAATACCAAAAATACTTGCGCAGACAAGGATCCATAAATTTGTAAACCATGTCGGCAGTGCCTGGAAATGCTCGAAGAAAGTTTTTATCTTCTCCATAGCAGCCGGATCGTCCGACCAGACCCCCCAAGCGAGCACCAAAATTGGCAACGTTAATATCGCAAGAACGACCTCGTCCTTGTAGTCGTTTTGACGGGCTTCTAAAAGTTTGCCCTGGTAAGCTTCCTCGCCTCGGGCCATCTTAGCTGCGTGCATGTGTTGCGCATCAGCCATAGCCATCTTTGTCTCTTGACGCTTTTTATAGATATGCGTACCTGCATTTAAAGCAAGTTTAACTGCTGAAAACCACATACTAATACCACTTAACTTTTGATTTCTTATCTTTTAACATTCTTCTTTGTCCACCAACTTGATCTTCAACAGGGATTTTTTCTGACACAGTATATTCAACTCCGCCTTTAGCATATCCATCTTTATTAGTGAATTTAGAAAAATTTATACCTTTGTAAAAAGGTTCTTTATCTTTTTTAGTCATGTTTAATAGGTACTCCTCCCTTTAAATATCCATCTTCATTTAAGAATTTAGATTGATCAGGTCTTTGTGTATTTAAAGCTGATCCCATTCTACCACCATG